GTGTTTTCTTATAAATATTAACGAAACACAAAAAAAGCTCCTTTAGGGAGCTTTAGTTTGAAATAATTCTGAGTTACTTAATAAGTCATAAATGTTGTGTTATGCTTAATTCTGTGGTTTCTAACCTTCTTTTGATGCTTACTTCCACATGCATGTTTTGGTTGACATGAGTCGAAAGAAATCAAGACTGATACTGCTAGTAAAATTGTTAATAGTTTTTTCATTTTAGTTTGATAAGTTTGCTTTTATTGTTGTGTGTGATTGATACCCTTCAATATGAAAATCTCCATAATCCCAAAAATGTGGGTTTGTTTCTATATTTGCATTAGGAACAACATTATGTGGATCAATTTTTAAAATTGGTAATTGAAAAGGTTCTCTGGTTATTTGTTCTTTTGCTTGTTCAATATGATCAAGATACAAATGAGTATCACCTAGGCTTCCAATAAGCTCATCTGGGACCATATTAACTTCTTTGGCTAACATTTCTAATAACAAGCCATAACTCGCTATATTGAACGGCAATCCAAGGAATGTATCAACACTTCTTTGATTCCACATTAAAGAAATTGATCTTTTAGGGATATTTAATTGATCTAACTTATCAATTAAATTAGGTTCATCAACATCTGTATTTCCATTTGATAATGAATGACGTTCTAATAATGTTAATTCTCTAGTATAAACTTGGAAACCATAATGACAAGGAGGAAGAACCATCTTGTCAATATCAGCAACATTCCAAGCATTAACCATTAATCGTCTTGAATTAGGATTATTTTTAAGATCGTTAATTAAAATTGCTATTTGATCAATCCACTGATTACCAATAAAAATTTCACCAGTAATTTCATTTACTTTATTCATCACACTCCAGTGTCTCCATTGTCGTCCATAAATAGGACCCAAATCTCCCCATTTTTTAGCAAATTCATTACCTCTTGTTGATTCTTCCAATATGGATTTAACAAACATTTCTTTAGTCATTGGTGAATAGAAATCTGGTTGAACATCTAGGTTAGGTGGACAAACAGGTGGAACAAATTTGCTTAAATAATTTTTATAAGCATCACCAGTCCAAATGTTATTATTGTTTTCGACAAGATACTTTATGTTGGTATCTCCTCTCAAGAACCATAACATTTCAGTTACGATTCCTTTCCATGCCATTCTTTTGGTTGTGAGCAAAGGAAAACCATCAGACATCTTGTGTCTAATGGTTCTTCCAAATACACTGATAGTTCCTGTTCCAGTTCTATCACCTTTTTTAACTCCATTATCTAAGATATCTTGAAGTAAATCTGTATATTGTTTATCTAAGTTATTCATTAGGCAACAACAGCTGTTTTAAAATCTTCTGGGTAAGCAGCTTGTTGAAAAGCACCAATCTTTCCTTCAATCTTAGCTAATAAATCTTTATTGATATTTCCAGTTGAAATATAACTAGCAATTAATAATGTCATTCCTTCTAACATATCTTTTGTCTTAGCAGTTACAACAACCTTATCATCCACCGCTTTCAATTCTTCAACTTCTTTAAGGATAGTAGAAACATCCATTTTATCCATCTTTTCGAAATTGGTATATTTCTTTTTGATGTAAGTATTAAATACAATTCCATTGCTTTCTGCAATTTCAAATCTAGTATAATCTGTAAGATCAACACTAGGATATTTATACTGTCCACCGTTATTGAAAATAACGATCAAATCTCTCGTTACTGTATCAAAGATAGATGCACAGATCGTTGATGACGAATACATGGCTTTGATTTTGTTGTTTTTTTCTTGTTTTTTTACAATCATTTTGTTTATTTATTTTTTATTGTTATTGTGCATATGTTTTATACGCTTGTACATCTCTGAGGTTGAAGATGTTACCAGTACTTGTCAGCGTATTCTTCAACTCATCTTTCTCATCAATGATTACAATGATATGATCACCAGTTATCATCAATCCACAGTCTCCGAATTCAACTTTTGTCGTATTTAATGGATCATTTGTCGTGGATTTTAAAAGTAATTCTACTTTTCCGAATTTTGGTGCTCTATTTGCGCTCATCATTTACTTTTTGTACAAATATACGAATATTTATCTAAAGAATCAAGTGCTTGTAGTCTTTAAAAATAATCAGTATCTTTGTACAACAAACCCATGAATAGAGAAATATATCCCAAGGTCAAATTAATCATCAATCATTCAATGAAAGAGGCAAAAGCTTTTGATGATGTTAAAGTAAGACCAGAACATATCGTCTTATCTATATTAATAGATATGGACAATGAATGTATCAAAGTATTAAATAATTTGAATGTTGATGTTTCAGATTTATATGATAGAATTTCATATGAACTAAGAAAAAATGATATGACTCCTCGAATGATAAACATGTCGAGAAAAACACTTCCCTTTTCCGATGAAGCAAAATTGATGTTGAAAGCATTGGATGCTGAGTGTGAAAAAATGAATGATACAATGATAGATACAACACATATCATGTTGGCAATATTATTGACAAAATCATCAGTGACCGAAATTCTAAACGAAACATTCGGTGTAAATTATAATCTATTTAAAAAAACAATGAAAGAAATGAAAGACGATTTCAAAAATGGTGCATATGAAGGTGATGATGGAAATGATACTGGTGAAGATAGTGAAGCCTTTAAAAAGAAACAAAAACAAATTGACCCTAAGAGTAAAACACCTGTTCTTGATAATTTTTGCAGAGATATATCCAAAGCTGTAGATAAAGGAGAGATTGACCCAGTTGTTGGTAGATCAGTTGAAATTAAAAGAGTTTCACAAATCCTATCAAGACGTAAAAAGAATAATCCGATTCTTATCGGTGAACCAGGAGTTGGAAAAACTTCCATTGTTGAAGGTCTAGCACAAATCATTAAAAATGGTAATGCACCTAGAACACTTATTGGTAAAAGAATCCTAACTCTTGACCTAGCATCAATTGTTGCTGGTACCAAGTATCGTGGACAATTTGAAGAAAGAATGAAAGCTATTCTAGAAGAGTGTAAAGCAAATCCAGATGTTGTTCTATTCATTGATGAATTACATACAATTGTAGGTGCTGGTAATGCATCTGGATCACTTGATGCATCAAATATTTTCAAGCCAGCATTATCTCGTGGAGAAATCCAAATCATTGGTGCAACAACACTTGATGAATACAGAGAAAATATCGAAAAAGATGGAGCATTAACCAGACGTTTCCAACAAGTTCTTGTCGTAGAACCAACTCTTGAAGAAACCAAGGTGATCCTTATGAACATTAAAGAAAAATATGAAGCCCACCATAAGGTTAAATATACAGATGAAGCTATTGATGAATGTGTTAAATTAGCAGCAAGATATATCATGGATAGATCAATGCCAGATAAAGCAATTGATGTATTGGATGAAGCTGGTGCTATAACAAATGTCAGTGTTGAAAAACCTGAGAATATCAAGAGTCTTGAGAAACAAAAGATTGAAATTAATGAACGAAAAAAAGAAGTAGTTCTTAAACAAAAATATGAAGAAGCTGCCAAGCTTAGAGATGAAGAGAAAAAATTAGTTGATGAATTGGATATCGCACATAAAGAATGGATTTCCAGTCTGGATAAAAAGGTAACTGAAGTTGGTGTAGAATTGATTTCAGAAGTCGTATCTATGATGACTGGTATTCCATTAACAAAGATATCAACTCAAGAAAGCAAACGTCTTATGAATATGGATAAGGAACTTATGGGTAAGATCATAGGTCAAGATGCTGCTGTTTCTAAAGTCGTTAAAGCAATCAAACGTAATCGTATTGGTATTAAGAATAAAAATAAACCAGTAGGTTCGTTTATCTTCTTGGGACCAACTGGTGTTGGTAAAACAATGCTAGCTAAAATGCTTGCTGAATATGTTTTTGGTGATTCAGATTCATTGATTAGAATGGATATGTCTGAATACATGGAAAAACACTCGGTATCTAGACTTATTGGTCCACCGCCAGGATATGTGGGGTATGATCAAGGTGGTCAATTAACAGAAAAGGTTAGAAGAAAACCACACTGTGTTATTCTTTTTGATGAAATAGAAAAAGCACACGAAGATGTATTCAACTTATTGTTACAATTACTTGATGAAGGTATGTTAACTGATGGCTTAGGTCGTAAGGTTAACTTCAAAAATGCATTGATCATCCTTACATCAAATATTGGTGTAAGAGAAGTTAACTCATTTGGTAAAAATATGGGATTCCAAACTCCATTGAGTATTGTAAATGAAGAAAATAAATCTCGTGAAATCATTGAAAAGGCCCTTAAGAAAAAATTCCGTCCAGAATTCCTTAATCGTATTGATGAAGCAATTATCTTTAGAGGTCTTACTGAAGAAGACATACATAAAATCATCTATCTTGAAATTGAAAACCTTGAAAAACGTATCGCTGAGATGAATTTTAAGCTTAAAGTCAGCAAAGATGCAATAGAATACTTATCAAAACAAGGATATGATGAAGCTTATGGAGCCAGACCTCTAGGTAGAGCCATTCAACACTATATTGAAGACCCAGTTGCAGATGAAATTCTAAATGGCAACATTGGAGAAGGTGAAACAATCAACGTAACCTTTGACAAGGAAAAAGAGGAAATCATCATTAAAACAATAAAGCCTAAAACTAAATAATAAAAGACCCGATTTTTTCGGGTCTTTTTGGTATTTATAAGTATGAAACCACTTATAAAACAATTGCTTAGAGAAAGGCTTTTAACCAAGGATGAAATAGATATCAAAACTGTTTCTGATTTTGTTAACTTTGCCAAGAAGTATCTAGGTATTGATGATGATGTAAAAGTAGCATTGGCATTCGAAAGAACAGCTGATCTTAAAACAACTGCTTATTATAGTCTTAATGGTTTTGTAAAGATATATGTTAAGAATAGAGCAATTGTAGATGTATGTCGATCCATTGCACATGAATTGGTTCATCACTTGCAAAATATTGAAGGTAGATTAGTTGATGCACTTAAAGATGGAGAAGATGGTAGCCCAATTGAAAATGAAGCAAATGCTGTCGCTGGAATCATAATAAGAAAGTATGGAAAATTACATCCAGAAATTTACCAATAATATTAATCGTCATGCCTTATAAAGTTAAAGGAAATTGTGTTTATAAAAAAGATGGTGGAGCCAAGGTTGGTTGTACTAATGGTAGTGTTCAAAAATACCTAGCTGCTTTACATGCTAATGCAAATGAATCGATAGAAGAAGTAACTAAAAAAGAACCTAAAATTTTTACATATACAGCATATAGACTTCCTAATCAAGAAGACCTTAATGAAATTGATCAAGCTAATCTATCAGCTAAAGAAATTTATGAAGGTTTTTCCTATACAATAATTGGCAAAGGAATTCGTTCTCATAAAAATAGATTACAAATAATAGAAGCTATAAACATGCTGATCTCTTTCAATCCAAAAAATGAAGAATACAAAAAAGCACTTGATATGGCCAAAGGTATTAAACAATCTGTTAATGAAAATACCAAAACATTAATTAAACGTTTGATTCGTGAACGATTAGGATTTTAATTTTATATCTCCAATATATTCATGACTGAAACAAACTCGTTTGTTATCAGCATAATGATTCTTAAAAACATTCTTGTGATCAATATCCAATCTTAATTTTTTATTCTTACTTGTAGGTTTCCATAATGGTGAATGTTCTCTATAAAATCCCATACGTGGATGCTTTTGCTATTTTATAGATATTTATTATTAAAACCAAGATGCCAAGAACATTAACAACTGAACAATTTATTGAAAAAGCTAAATTAATACATGGTGATAAATATGATTATTCTTTGACCAAGTTTATTAATAGCAAAATAAAAGTTAAAATCATTTGTCCAATACATGGTGAATTTGAACAATCTCACAATAAACATTTATCTAAAAAAGGTTGTTCAAAATGTGGTTTCATATCTAGATGTAATTTAGCCAGCAGCAATTCAAGTGAATTTATAAATAAAGCTATTAAAATACATGGTACTAAATATAATTATAGTAATGTTGTTTATACTGGTAGAGGCGATAAAATAATCATCAATTGTGAAAAACATGGTAATTTTGAACAAACACCACATAATCATTTAGCTGGTAATGGTTGTCCACACTGTAGAGATTCAAAAGGTGAGAAAATAATTAATGAATTTTTAAATAAAAAAAATATTAATTTTATTTCACAAAAAAGATTCTCAAATTGTAGACATATTTTGCCATTACCATTTGATTTTTACTTACCAGATTATAATATATGTATTGAATTTCAAGGAATACAACACTTTAAACCACGCAGTAAATTTGGTGGTGAAAAAGAATTTAAGAAAATACAATTAAGAGATTCAATAAAATTAAATTATTGTAAAGATAATAACATACAATTATTAATGATCAGATACAAAGATAATGTAATAAATGAACTAAATAATTTTCTTAGAACCTATGTATTCAAATGAACCACAAATACGCTTATTATCAGCATAATGACCTTTAAATATGTTATTATGGGTTATATCTTTTCTTAATTTTTTATGTTTACTTGTTGGTTTCCATAACGGACTATGCTCTCTATACCAAATCATTCGTGGATGGGCTGTTCTAGAAAAGTATCTATGTCCTTGATCCAAGTGAAGCTGGCCAATTGCATCTGAAAATCTTACACCAATACCCATACCTTGAAAATCTGGAAGAATTACGGTCCTATGTCCTCGCCAAGCATTCTTCAAAGCACCATTAGGAAGCGTTATAGACGCTCCAAAAGCTACAACCTCATCTTCCCACACCCCAATATAACATCGTGCTGCCTTGTTGATATTACCGTCTAAATAATGATAGTCTTTAAACACTCTCCAAGTATCATACTTTGTGCGATATATCTTGATAATGATTTCTGGTCGGACAAAAAAAAACCATTTAAAAATTCTCCAGTATCTGTATCAATAACCCAATCTGGTTCCAACCATTCTAAAATATCATGATGACATGTAGAGATAACAACATTTTCCAAGTCATTATTTTTAATATATCTAGAAAGTGAAATAGATGCAGCCTTAGCAACTGTCCTATCTACAACTGATGTAAATTCATCAATTACAGCACCTGACTTAAGCTTCCTAGCTAAGTCTGCTCTAAACTTCTCACCATTGGATAATACATCATAGGATTTATACCAAGATGGGACTGTATTCAATCCAACTGATCCTAATTTATTAATAGCATCATCTGGAGAATCAAAATGTGAAACAATAGATTTATTTAAGGACCAAATTGGTTGTTCTTCTTTACCGAATTTAGAAAGTAATGTAGATTTACCAGAACCACTTGAACCAACAATAACACCTAATTTAAACTTAGATGGTAACTTGATTGGTAGTTCCCAAGGATAGAATTTAGATGTGCCATCAAATTTGCAATCAAATGCTTTTTCACTGGCGCAAATAAAATCATCTCGTTCAACACTTGAAGTCAATGGTTCTGACGATCTGATCAGTTTCTCTATCACTTTTTCCATGCTTAATTATACTTGTCATAATGATAAAGTAAACGGAAAGATTAGAAAATAAAATAGCTAGGAACATAGTTAAATATCCCTAGCTATTACTGATTAATAGTTATTACTTCTTAGCGATTAATTTTGCTTCTAAAGCACTAAGTCTGCTTTCTAAAAGAGCAGATTTGTCAGCATCTTTTTTTGCTTGTTCAGCAAGCCATTCAGTTTTTTTAACTGCAACTGCTTCTGTAACTAATCCATCAATTAAATCAACAAGATCATTTTCCTTGATTTTAACTGTTTTTTTTGCTACTGGTTTTGTGTTTGACATATCTTTAAGGTTTAAAAAAAATCTTATTTTTCTTAATAATAAATATAGGCCAAATAACAAAAAGATTAAATTTATCCAAAATATTTTGAATAGACTTAATCTTTTAGTTTTGAACCCTTGCTACTATAAATATCTCCAACAATTGATTAATCGTTAAAAGTTTTATTTTTGAGAAAAATTCTTCAGCTTCAGTTAAACAATTAGCTTTGGTTTGTGCTATTTTTTCCCCAGTTTTGGTTGTTAAAACATATCTATCCATGTGCTTGGTTTATTATAAATATAACAAACCAGCACATAAAATAAATGGTTAACACAAACGGTCAGCTTCATATGAAGCTGAAATAGCAGCTGGCTTAATCTTGAATTC